CCCGCCGACCTGCGCGGCACCAGCCTCGACAAGGCCGTGGAGCTGGACGCCCTGGCCAAGAAGCCCGTGGAAGAGCGCCGCGCGCTGATCCAGCAGGCCAAGGCCGGCGAGCAGGTGACCGCGCGCGCTGCCCCCGCAGCGCCCCCGCCACTGCGCAAGCCGCGCTCCAAGACCGCCCCGATCGTCCTGGACCTGCTGACCCGCCTCGAGGGCATCCAGCAACTGCTCCCGCTCGAGGACCTGGGCCGAAGCATCCTGCTGCAGCTCGACACCACCGACGCCGAGCTGCACGCCCGCCTGCAGGCCGTTGTGCCCACCCTACACGTCCTGGGCGCCCTCGCCGACGCCTACGACCCCGCCGGCGAGCTGATGCCCGACCCCATGCCGCTGGCGCGGGGAGGGCGCCCCACGTGAGCACGGTCATCATGGCCGCCTGCTGGCCCCTCAAGCTGCCGCCGACCCAGAAGGCCGTGCTGATCAGCCTGGCCGACAACGCAAACGACGCCGGCGCCTGCTGGCCGTCGATACCCACCATCTGCGAGCGCACCTGCCTGGGGCGCACCGCCGTCATGGACGCGATCCGGGGCCTGGAGGCGATCGGCTACCTGGTAGCGGACCGGTCGAACGGGCGGCACACCCGGTACACGGTGACGGTCGCACAGCGCCCCCTGATCGAGCCCAGACCCGTCCGTCAGGCGGACCGGTCGCCGCGGCGGACCGGTCCGGCAGGCGCACCGAACCAGTCCGCCTCGCGGACCGCACCCGTCCGCCAGGCGGACTCTAACCGTCAAGAACCGTCAGGAACCGTCATCCAAGAGCAGAGGCCCGCGCCTGCGGCGCCGGCCCCTGACCATGCGAAGCGCGCCGCCCCTGAACGATTGCCCGACCCGCCCGAGTGGATCGACCGGGAGGCCTGGGACGGGTTCGTCGAAATGCGGCGGCGGATGAAAAAGCCACTCACCGCCCGCGCCGCCGCGCTGCTGTTCGCGAAGCTCGACCGCTTCCGCGCCGCCGGGCACTGCCCGAAGACCTGCCTGGACCGATCGACGGTGAACGGCTGGCAGGACGTCTACACCCCGAAGCCGGAGGACACCCATGCAGCAGGTTCAGCAGGTAGCGGCCGCCACGCTGTCGGCGTTGGAGGCCGGATCGCCGAGCTCAATCGCCGCCGCGCGGTCGAGCGCGGAGACGCCGAAGTCGTCGATGGCGAGTGCACCCGCGTTGGCTGACCGGGTGATCGAGCGGCTGTGGGAGCGGATGGGCGAGATCTACGGCCACCGCTGGCCCAGCAGCTACGGCGACGACCCGCTCACCGGCGCTGGTCGCACCTGGGCGAAGGGGCTTGCCGGCCTGAGCGCCGAGCAGATCGGCGACGGTGTCTCGGCCTGCATGGCGAGCGCCGAGCCCTGGCCGCCGACGCTGCCGGAGTTCCGGGCCCTGTGCCTCGGCATCCCGTCCCTCAGCACCGTGCGCCAGGAGCTGCGCCCCGGCGCCGCCACCCGATCGCGGTTCGCCCTGGAGGTGTGGTCCCGCATCGACAGCTGGCGGTTCCGCCAGGCGAACGCGGACGAGGCTGGCCGGTTGATCCGGGACGCCTACGAGACCGCCCGGGAGCACGTCATGCGCGGCGGGGCGCTGCCGGACTTGCCGATCGCGGAGCTGGAGGGCCAGGCCGCCGCACCGCCGCCGCGCAAGGCCAGCCCGGAGGTGGTGGCCCAGCACGTGGAGCAGATGATGCGGCTGGTGGGGCGCCCGCCGGTCGAGGTGGACGACGAGGTCGGCGAGATCGACGAGGGCACCCCGGTATGAGCGCCCGCGCGCCCCTGCTCTGCCCCTTCCAGGCGCCGCCGGTTCTCGCCGGAGGGCTGTCGGCCGTGCCGACCGAGGGCGTGGCCTTCCTGGCCCGGCACCCGAACGCCACGGCCCGCCAGCTCGCCGAGCGCTGCCAGGTCAGCCGCGCGACCGCACACCGCTGGCTGCAACTGGTGCGCGGCGCAGGCGACGACGAGCTGGCCACCGAACTCGAAGACGCCGGCCGCCGCCACAGCGCCATGGCCCAGATCATGGTGCGCCGCCGCCGGAGGATGCAGTGAACCAGCGCGAGCGCATCGAGTCGCTCCTGGCAGAAGGCCCCGCCACCAGCGCCGAGCTGGCGGCCGAGACCGGCATGCGCGGGCAGCACGTCTCGGCCTACCTGTCGGCGCTGTACCGGCAGGGCAGGGTGACACGGGAGCTGTACCAGCCGGTGGCCCGGAAGGCCGGCAAGCCGGCCTACCTGTACACCCTGGTGCCGGCGCCGTGACCCTGCGCATCACCACCGTCGACGAGCTGCCCGAGCACCTGCGCCACCAGGTCGCCGGCAAGCTGGCCCCGGCCGCGCCGGCGAAGCCTGCCCAACCCTTCCAGAGCTTCGCCCAGCAGACCGGTCAGCCCGCCCCCAGCACAGCCACGGCCCGCGGCCGGCCGCCGCGCGACGGTGGCATGAACAAAACCGAGGCCGCCTACGCCGAGCACCTGGCCGCGCGCCAGCAGGCCGGCGAGGTCCTGTGGTTCGCGTTCGAGGGCCTGCGACTGCGCCTGGCCGAGAAGACCTTCTACAACCCAGACTTCGCCGTCCAGCTCGCCGACCTGAGCCTTGAGGTGCACGAGGTCAAGGGCCACTGGGAAGACGACGCGCGGGTGAAGATCAAGGTGGCCGCGGCCATGTTCCCACTGCGGTTCGTCGCTGTGCAGCGCGTGCAGGGCGCCTGGAAGTTCGAGACCTTCGGAGGATCGGATGCCGATCGATGAGCGCGAGCTGGAGCGGCGGCTCCGGGAGTGGGCGGACGAGTTCCGCGGTGGCCGCTACGAGCAGCTGGGCTACAGCGGCAACAACCTGATCGCCACGCTGATCGCGCACAAGGGCTTCGTCCCCACCGGCGGCGGGCACCGCCCGGTCCCCACCGGAACGCCGGCCGACGAGATCGAGGCCATCGTGATGCAGATGGAGGAGTGCGGCCTGCGCTCCGAGGCCCAGGTCCTGCGCATCGAATACTTCCAGGCCCGGCTGCCGCTGGAGGCGAAGCTGCAGCGGCTGCGGCGGGTGGGGCAGGGCATGTCGAAGCCGACCTACTACACTCGGCTCAGGGTCGCCAGTGCGTTCGTTATGGGAAGGCTCTTGGGTCAAAACCTTCCCACCGTCAGGACCACCTCGGAAGCGTTGGGCTAGCCCCGCTGGCCTCTATCGACAGACTTCTTTTGCCCAGGACCCTCCCTTTCTTTCCGGTGTTGGACGATGAATGCCCCGGCCAAGGAGGCAAGTCCCACAAGAACTATCGCGCCCGCGACTTTTGGCGCGCCGAAGGAGGCGATGAAGACCGCCGAAACGCAGGCCATTCCAACAGCTACCAGACCGAAAATCTGGCCTCGCTTGGTGGTGGAGAGGGTGCCATCAAGGACTCGGGTCGTGGTCGCGTGATGGTGGGCCTGCTGCCGCTCAGCCATTCCGACAATGCGCTCAGCCAGTCCAGGATGGACTCGATCATACTCGGCGAGCTGGCTTGGCGGCGGAAGCGGTCCGGAATGATGATGCAACTCGAATCCGGCGATCACTGCTCCTGGAACTTCGTCCGGCCGAAACTCACCGACCGGCAGTGACTCTCCGTTGCTCTTGAGGACGACATTTTGTCGCTTCGCGGCCTTCCCGCGCTTGCTCATACATCGCCTCCGTGATGTAACCGCCGACCTCGACCCAGTAGTCTCCGATGGACCTCATCTGGATCGTGCGCAGGGACGCCTCGGTGGGTGCCAGCACCAACAGGCTTCCCATCCCCTTGAGGAAGCTGTCCAGCTTGACGTTCATGACGGATCTCCAAATAGGAAACGACCGAAGGGCTGCCCCGGTCGCATCTCGTGAGACGAAAAGGTACCAGACCCAGGAGAAACAAGCGATGAAGGCAGGGCCCTCCTGACGGACTTGCAGATTGCAATGCCAGCCCCTGCCATGTGAAGGACGCGTGAGTATTGCGTCTAGACGAAACCTATGCAGAATCCGCCATGCTGCGGTTCGCCACCCTCGGTGAACTGCTGATCCAAAGGCCCGCCCTCCCGCGGGCCTTTTTCGTTGCGGCCCGTGCTGGTGCCGCGACCTGGGCGGCGCCGGCCGTGAGGCCCGCACCGCCCTATGCGACCAGCCGGAGGTGTCGCCTACAACGCCGGCAGCGTGGGCCTGGGCTGGAACTCCCTCGGGACCCGGGTGACCGCGCAGGCGGCTTCGGCCGCCATCTATTCACGACCGCGCGCCTCGGCGCGTGGCACCACGGAGGTGCGCCATGCTGACGAAGATCCTTGCCGGGCTGGTCCTGGCGATGTGCGCGTGCACGGCCATCGCGGCCCCCGGCTACCTGCCGCTGCAGCCGGGCCACTCGGCCAACTGGCTGGACCCCGCCGAGGTCGGCGAGGGCTACGACCTCCGGGTGTGGCTCGACGCGGGCACCGGCCAGCCCGTAGTGATGGTCCAGTTCTACCTGCTGACCGACCAAGGACCGCGCTTCTACACCGCAATCGAGTGGACCGGATCGGCCTGGGATGGCGCAAGCTATGAGCTGCGCGTGTTCACCCGGACCGAGACCAATGCCCCCGGCTTCCAGGTCGGTTACGCGATCCTGTCGATCAGCAGCCAGGGCGAGCTCCGGCTGTTTCTCGAGGTCGACCACGCAGGCCAGGCGATCAGCCGCGACACCGGTGCCCTCGAGCCGGTCACGCCCCGCGAAGGCGCCATCGGCCGGTGCGGCCCATGGTTCAGCTTCCCATCCCCAGGCCCGGCGGATCCGGTCTGGTGTCATGGGGGCGCCGGGCAATGAACGATTCCGTGCAGCACGGTGGCCCGCCGGCACCGTTCCGCTCCCCTGATCCGGAGCACAAGACCGTGCTGAATTTCCCTCGTGTCGTCGAGGCGGTGATGATCGCCGCCCTCGCCGCCTTCGGCAGCAGCCAGCTCACCACCGCGCGCCTGGAGACCCGCATGGAGTCCCTGATGGACGCCCAGCGCGAGCTCAAGAGCCAGGTGGCCGAGCTGCGCCGTGACGTCTACCGTCCCCGCTGGGACAACGGCCAGCCGCGTCCGCAGACCATGCAGATGTGCCCGAGCCTCCCTGTGGCCAGGGCCGGGGAGTTCCTGCTGTGAAGGACTGGCTGCGCCGGTGGCAGGAGTTCACGGGCTGGCTGCCGCTGCTGGCGGTGCTGGCCGTGGTCGGCTGGATCGTGCTGGGGGCGAGCGCAGGGCGCGACGACCTGGTGCGCTGGCTGCTGGAGCTGCCGATCGTCACCGGCTACGCGCTGGCCGCCGCCGGCCTGGCCTACCTGACGTGGCGCCGCTGGTCGTACCGGCTGGACGATGCCGGCAAGGCCGAGCTGTGGCGGCGGCTGCTCGCCGGCGAGCGCGGAGCCATCACGGTCTACGTGGTCAACGCCGCCTTCTACCTGGCGCTGGTCGTGGTCTACGCCCTGTTCTTCGCGCCGCCGCGATGAGCTTCCGCCTGCTGCTCCCGCTGCTCCTGGTGCTCTTGGTCGGCTGTTCCCGCGACCCGGTGACGGTTGCCCAGGAAGCGACGGCCGGGGTGGTCGTGCCTGTCGTGGTCGCCGCGCGCGAGGTGGTCGAGCCGATCGCCCCGCCCCCGCCGGCGCCAGCGATCACGCCATGGGAGTGCCCCACGGCGATCGACCTGATCGTGCAGTTCGAGGTCATCAGCTCCGACTACTACGAGCGGCGCCTGCAGGGGGTCATCTGCCCGCCGGCCGCGAGCGGCCCGACCTGGGGAATCGGCTACGACGGTGGCCATCAGACCCGGGCCCGGATACTCGGCGACTGGACGATGCACCCTGACGCTGGCCGGCTGGTCGAGACCAGCGGCGTGACTGGGCAGGCGGCGTGCAGGCCGCTGGTCGCCACGCAGCTGGGCGACGTCCGGACGCCGCTGGCCTTGGCCAGGTCGGTGTTCGCGGCCAGCACCCTGCCGCTCTACGACGCGCGGGCCGCCCGGCTCTACGGCGACGCCTGGCAGCATATGTGGCCCTGCACGCGGGGAGCGCTTCGAAGCGTGCACATGAATCGCGGGACCGGGACTGCCGGTGACAGCCGGCGCGAGATTCGGGTGATGCGTGACGACTGTGCGCCTCGGTCCCATAGCGACCCGAGTGCCGCTGCACAGTGCATCGCCGCCCAGCTGCGCGCCATGGTGCGGGTCTGGATCGGCACCGACATCGAGGCCGGCATGCGCCGGCGCCGGCACGCCGAGGCGGACCTGGCTGTTCGGGAAGGATGACATGGGCTTGATCGGTGTCGTGCTGGTGGCGTTGGTCCTGGCGCTGGTGATCGGCCTGGGGGTCGCAGTCGCGTTCGGGGCAATCGCCCGCGCCGGCCGTGCCGATCCCGATCCTTCCATCGAGTTCGGCGACGGGGGCTTCTGACATGGCGCTCAAGCTGCTCGCTCGCCCCTGGGTGAGCACGGCCCTGTGGTGGGCCGCTGGCGTGATGGCGCTCGGCCTGGCCGCGTCCATGGTCGCCAGCTTCCACTGGCACGCCAAGGCCAAGGGCCTGGGCGAGCAGGTGGAGCAGCTTCAGGGCGAGGTGAAGGATCTCAAGGAGCGGGTGCGCGAGCGCGACGCCGCCATCCGGGAGTACCAGATCGCCAACACCGAGCTGACCGAAGCGGTCGACCAGATCGCCGGGATGTACGACACCGTGGTGCGACAGAACGTCGCCATCGAGCAGGACCTGGCCGAGGTGCGCCGCGCGCTCGCGCGCCAGCGCGCCGCGACGGCCATGGCCTTGGACAACCTCAAGAAGGCCAGGGAGACGACCTATGCCCTTCATCATGATTGCCGCGCGTGGGCTGATGCTCCTCTGTGCGGTCCTGTTTCTGACCAGCTGCGCCAGTCCCTCGCCCCGCGACCTGGTGGTGGTGCAGCAGCCGAAGCTGATCACGATCCCGGAGCGAGTGTGGGTCGACGTCGGTGAGCTGGCCGAGCCGCAGCCAGGGCCCGCGTTGCCCGAGCCCGCGGTGCCCGCCGGTGCGCCGGGCTGCGAGGGTTCGCCGTGCTACTCCGGCGAGCAGCTCCTGCAGATCATCGACCTGCTGAGCAAGGACCGGGACGACGCCAAGGCCCAGCTGCGCGCCATCGACCAGGTGATGCGGGCGCCGAGACAGTGACCATCATGCACGCATCGTGCCGCCATCTGCTGCGAACGTCGGCCATCGTCGCAAATCGCCGGGGACCCTGCGGGAGCGCGGGCAACCACGGGGGCGAAAAGGTCGCGGTGTTCGCCAGTTTTTCGGGCCTATAGGGAGCAGCAGCACCCATGGGCTTTTTCAATAGTGGCGCGGCCCGGGGCGGTGCGCCGGGTGCGCCATGGGAGACGTGACGGAGTTCCGGTCTGCACTGCGGCTGAGCATCAGCCAGGTGGCCGCCGAGTTCGGTATGAGCCGCAACACGGTGGCCCGACGGATCGAGCAGCTGGGCATTCGGCCGGACGGCCGGCGGGGCGGGTATCCGGTCTACCGGATGCGCGATCTGGTGCCGGTGGTGCAGGGCGAGCTGCCCGGTGGCTTGGGTGAGGGTTTCGACCCTTCCCGGCTGCCGCCGACCGAGCGCCGCGCCTGGTACCAGTCGGAGAACGAGCGCCTCAAGGCCGAGGCAGACAGCGGCCGGCTGATCCCGGCGGCCGAGGTCGAGGCCGAGATGGCCGAGATGGCGAAGACCGTGGTGCGGGCACTGGAGACGCTCCCAGACCGGGTCGAGCGTGACTTGCGGGTGACGCCCGAGGTGGTCGAGTACCTGCAGGGCGAAGTGCATCGCCTGCGGGTCGAGCTGTGCGACCGGGTGATGGAGGCCGAGGTCGACGACGAGGAAGACGGTGTACGCCAGCGCGGCTGAGATCCGGCGCGGCGTCGCCGAAAGCCTGCGGCCGCCGGAGCGCATCACCGTCAGCGAGGGCATCGCCAGGACGCTGGTCACCGCGACCGGGCCCTACGACCCGGGCCTGACGCCCTACATGGCCGAGCCGGCGAACATGCTGGACTCGCGCCGGTACCGGACGGTGGTGTTCATCGGACCGGCGCGCACCGGCAAGACGGTCACGCTGATCGACGGATGGATCGCCCGGAACGTGCGCTACGCGCCGGGCGACATGCTGGTGGTGCAGGCGAGCCAGGACCTCGCCAGGTACTACAGCAAGGTGCGCATCAAGCGCGCCATCGAGGCATCGCCGGAGGTTCGGGCGCGGCTGTCGCCGAGGCGGCAGGACGACAACACCTACGACAAGGTGTTCGCCAACGGCATGGTGCTGGCCCTGGGCTGGCCTTCCGGCGCGCAGCTGTCCGGCCGCGACTTCCGCTACGTCGCCATCACCGAGTACGACGCCAGCGCGGACGACATCGAAGGCGAGGGCAGCCTCTACGCCCTGGGCAGCAAGCGCGCCGAGACGTACATGAGCGCCGGCAAGACCTTGGTCGAGACCTCGATCAGGCGGGTCTACACCGACGCGAAGTGGCGTGCGCCGCCCGAGTGGCCGCACATGGCGCCGCCGGCCAGCGGCGCGACGATGCTCTACAACATCGGGACGCGCTGCTGGTACTACTGGCGTTGCCTGAGCTGCGGGGAGTGGATGGCCCTGCATCCGGACATCCACCAGATGTTCGACCTACCCCCCCTGGTGGAGCTGGTCGAGCAGATGGAGGGCGCCGACCCGGCGCAGTGGGCCGGCGACATGGCTGTGCTGGCCTGCAAGCACTGCGGCACCCAGGTGCAGGAGCGCCATAAGCGCCAGTTGAACAACGACGGCATCTGGGTGCCGGACGGGTGCACGGTCAGCGGCGATCGTGAGATCGAAGGCGAGCCGCGTCAGACCGACGTGGCCAGCTTCCAGCTTTCCTCGATCGCGGCCGCCTACGGCAGCTGGCGCAAGGTGCTCGAGAAGTACGCCACGGCCATCCTGGAGTACCGGCGCACCGGCGACGACACCGAGATCAAGTCGACGGTCAACCTGGACCAGGGCCGGGCCTACCTGCCGCTTTCGGTGAGCCGCGGCGAGCGCGGTCCGGCCGAGCTGCAGGCCCGGGCGGAACGATGGGAGAAGGGCTTGGTTCCTGCCGGCGTGCGCTTCCTGACCGCCGCGGTGGACATCCAGGCCGGCCGGTTCGTGGTGCAGGTCGAGGGCTGGGGCGTCGGGCTGGAGCGCTGGTACGTCGACCGGTACAGCCTGCGCAGCAGTGTGCGGCCGGACGAGTCCGGCGAGGTCCTGCCGCTCAACCCGGCGGCCTACCTCGAGGACTGGGACGTCCTGATCGACAAGGTGATCACCCGCCGGTACGAGCTGGCGGACGGCTCCCGGCGCACCATGCCGGTGCTGTTCGTCACCATCGACTCGGGCGGTGAGGACGGCGTGACCCAGAACGCCTACGCCTTCTGGCGGACGCTGCGGTCGCGCGGGTTGCATCACCGGGTGCGCCTGGTGAAGGGCACCGACGTCGACCCCAGCAAGCCGCTGATCAGGACGGTCTACCCGGACACCACGAAGCGCAAGGACCGCAACTCCGGCAGCCAGGGCGACGTGCCGCTGGTGCTGCTCAACGCGACCTTGCTCAAGGACGGCCTGGCGGCGAACCTGTCGCGGCCTGACCACGGCCCGGGCTACGTGCACTTCCCGGACTGGCTGCCCGGCAGCTGGTTCGCCGAGCTGACCGCGGAGACCCGCGGGGCGAAGCGCTGGGAGTGCCCGAAGGGCGTGCGCAACGAGGCCTGGGACCTGTCGGTCTACAACCGCGTCGCCGCGATCCTGATGAAGGCGGACCGGATCGACTGGACCCGGCCGCCGGGCTGGGCCGAGGACTGGCCCACGAACACCGAGCTGCTCGCCGGGGACGACCCCGCCGGTGCAGCGCCCGCGATCCCCAGGCCCGCGCCGCGGCGAAAGCTGCGCCGGGTCGCCAGCAGCTACATGAGCCGATGAGCGACCCGATCGAACTGGCCAGGCTTCGCGAGAAGCTCCGCGACCTCGAGGACCTGCGCGACAGCGGCCTGCTGATCCAGCAGAAGGACGGCCGCCGTCTGCAGTTCCAGTCCGGCGAGCACCTGCGGGCGGCGATCGCCGACCTGAAGCGCGACATCGAGCGTGCGTCCGGCAACCGCCGGCGCCGGACCATCCGGATCTACGAGAAGGGCACGGGGCTGACCTGATGAGCGACGGCTTCCGCGTGCCGGCCGGCGAGGCCCTGCCGTACACGGCCGCCGGCCAGGGACGCCGCCTGCGCATCTGGCGGACGCCGAACAGCGGGCCGAATGCGAGCCTCAG